GCGACCACGATTGCGGGTTTGCCAACCTAAGAGGCGTTGGAAGGTAGAATCATTGATGAGTCTAAGATAGGCAGCGTGCTCAACTCTTCTGAGCATGTTGAGCGAGACATGAGCGTCAAACTTGGTACAGTCTAAGGAGTAGACCACACAGTCTTCGAAATTTGTCATTTTAGACGCTATAGTACGAGCCCTCTCGTAGTTATTCATCCCTTTGGCGACGATCCGAGTATACTTAAAACCTCCAGAATATTTACTCCCTCCCCCCATCCATTTGAATGCAGTGAGATTATAAATAGCGTGCTCTATCGGTTTAAGAAAAGTACCAATCTCCAAATTATATATTGGATCGCGTGCCTGTATTACCCGCGGTGCCTTCGGATCAGCGTATGATTTTTCCGCTTTAATGAAGGAAGACACCTTCGCATGTTGGCGCTGTGCACCACCATGTCGTAGTATCCAGGCATGGGCCAGTTCATAGGTTTTACGCTTAGAACCAGCATACTTTTCATATACTTGTTGATATGACACAGGAGTTATCACACCCCCACTGGCAGCCCTTATCTTACCAGTTAACCATTTGCTTGCGCGAACAGCTAATGCCACACCATCCACCGTTGAAGGCGGAACCGTCCTCAATACACGACCCAGTAGGCCATGCATCTCGTTGCAAACACAGGAGTTTGCAATCCACGTGGGGTGCTCATTATCTGGAACATCAGGACAATGAGCGCGGTAAACACGTCGTTTACCCTCGCACTGGCCAACTGAAGGCACCTCAAGAATGGTCCCCACGCCATGCTTACCCAACACATCTCCAGCGTTGAGCAGTCCATGACAGTAGGCTTGAGCAACAGTCGGCCCCTCTCAATGGAGAGGGATATTGACTACCGGGGTCAATAACTGGCGCAATCGGAACCATGGTAGGAATCCAATGTAAGGGACACCAACATTGCGATAAATGTCGGGGATATTATCCTCCAGCCCAAATTGATAAAACTTCAATTTGGGGTGATAAATCTGGATGTCACCTACAAGGGATCGTAGTGGGGTTGCTCCCAACAACCACGACAATACGGAGCGGTCGGTAGCGGTGTCCAACACTTCTTTTTCAAGCAAGTTAGAAACGCGCACACTGTTGGCAAAACTGGTTGAATTACCAAGCTGGTGGGCAGCTAACTCACCTTCCATCAAAGTGAAGGCCTGTATCACGGAAGGCGCACGGAAAATTGCAGCATCAACATCCAAAATCCCATGCTCCTTACACCACTGAACTGCACGCGCCTGGAGGACGCGAACATTACCAACTGAGCGCTGACGGAACTCCGTAAAGCGTCTTAAGTAAGCTACCAACTCCACACAGGTATAGATCAACCCTGTGGATGGCCCGAAGCCGGCAGAATTACAGACACTCTTTGGATATTTTACATCAGCACCGAACCAGTTAGGTCTAGCTTGCCCGACGACGCAATACCTAGTCCTAACTGGCCCCTTCTCTCCTACCTTTTCACCACTAACCCAGTACCTAGCCCCACTACCATTACTGGCAGCGCGTTTTTGGGTGTAAGTACTTTGGAGTGAGGTCAATGAATCCTTCGTCAATACACTGTTAGCCACAGTGCCGACACTTCGGACAGTCCCTGTTACCAGGTCCATGCTGCTCCCCCACGCAGAGCTTACCCCGAGGCCTAACCGCCTAGTTAAGCGACTCGGAAAGTTGCGTGCATAGTCCCAAAAGGAACTATACAGGATGCCAGCATCATTGCTCGACTCTAATAGGTCGGCTAGAGCCCGCAAGGGTTGTTTCGCGTTTGCATAGGACTGCTCGGTCCAAGCTTGCTCCACAACCAGCGGTGCAGTAACCTTCCTAGGGCGCATCAATCGATATTCGATGCTAGACTCTTTGCGCCGGCATGGCCGATGTTCAGCGACCATCCATTGCCAATACAACGAGGTATTGTCCCAAGTTGCACCCTCTTCGCTCTCAGGAAGTCTGTGACCTAAAAGCCTCCCAACCTTCTGTGAGAAGGATTCAAGGACATCCAAGGGCTCGTCGTCCCCGCACAAAACTGTTGCCGAAGCAACAGCGGGTGCAGTTAGAACGGGCCTTGGAGGCCTAGGTGGAGGGTTAGATCCCTGAGATGCGCTTGGTAAGGGGGATTTTCTCCTAAGCTGTTTGGGGGGTGGATGATTCCACCGGGATTTTGGTCCTGCTCCCCTAGCCTTGAAGTCCTTACGGCGCTTGCCACCAGGTGCAGAATTATTTTGCAAGGGCGTAGCTGTTGCCATTGTAAATAGTTATAAACTTTGGTGGGTGGTTTGGATATCCTAATACTGTATGGTAC